TTGCTTCCATATCGTCGTGATCAAATGGTAATTCTTTGAACCACGCCGGAAGTCTTAATTCATCTACTGGATAAGCTACACTTGAAAATTCTAACGGATTATTTTTAAGTTTGCACACAATTACTTTTGAACCATCGGTGATATTCATTGAATGCTTATCTTGATACATCTTTTTTAATGTATTCCAATTAATACTTGCTCTAACATGCCCTGGCATATTAGTTTTACCGTTTTTAATTTCCTTTTCTCCATATGCAGTGATGTTGTTGGCTCTCTTAGGGCTTCCTTTTTCCCAACCTGGTCTCGATTTAAATGATGTTCTAAATTGTGTAATGTGATCTAGAACTTCTTTTTCGGAAGACCCGGTTAGCACCATTTCTAAAATTTCAGATAAGAAGTTTTGAATAAATTCTGGAGTATCAGATCTTTTAAGATCTAGACCCATTGCTTTAATTTCTCCGGGTTTTCCATCTTTATCTTTTCTTTTTCCTTCTTTATCGTAGACTAATACAGCATATCTCTTTTTAGTAATGAATAATGCCTTTGATCCAACAATTTCTCTACCTGCCTTAATAACTTCTCCTCTTGTTTTTGGACAATGGAACATATCAAGCATGAACTGTTGAAACGTACCGTTAACTTCTTCGGAGATTTGATCATACAATTGAGTAACGTTTTCTTTACTCCATGGTATAGTACCTTTGTCGATATCTCTTCTTAATGTAGTATAGGCAGAAAAATAACATGAGTCAGTATCACCATAAATTACTGATTTACCAACATGGTTATATTCACCTGTAATAACTTCATTAACTTTAGATGCCATATGTTTAGCAATTTGTCGACCAGTTAATGTAGTCGATTGACCGATTCGTTTATCGAAAAAGCGACAACCAGGATTAAGAATAGCACCGTATAATGAATTGAGGTTAATCTTTTTGACCAACTGCCTTTTATCCCAATATTCTTCTTCAATTTTATTACCTGCATTAATTGCTTCTTTAAGTTTAGCCTGCATTTCTTTACGTTCTGCATACCATCTTTTTAGCAATCCAGGAATAATTCCCTCTTTTTCCCAAGTAAAAATTGTACCGTTTGCACTAAGCATCCACGGTTGATTGCTTTCGTAGATTAGTCGATAAATTTCTGCGGCACTTACGATATCTTTTTCGCCTGATTCCCAATCAATAGTTAGGTCTGTGCCGATTTCTTGATTCATTACAGATTCGTACTCTAATGTACCAAACATTCCTTCCCATGCTGCGGCAAAACTTTTGCCTTTCGCCATTTGTCCGTCAATATATGCGTCAGTTCCAGTAGATCGAAGTTGCCCCACAATAGTTTCTGGGCCCATATTTAGAGCTCGAATTACTGACGGATACAGTGAATTAATGTCTAATGACCCTACCCAATCGTGTAGTCCTTCTTTCGGATATGCAACATATGCACCGGCTGCATTTGTATTTTCTTTATCGTCTGATTTTCTTCTATTAGGAACAACAAATCCGCGTCGATGAGATTCATTAATAATTGCCTGTTCTGTTACTGCTACTGCTCCCATTGTAGTTTGGAGCAATACAGTATTTTCGTGTGCAAGTGTATTTGCTAAATCTAAAAACTTTAGTTTTTTATCGAGTTTATCAAGAAGTGCAGTATCTTGTCTATTGTATTCAATAAATGTACGAAAATCGTTGTTATACAATTGATCAAGCGTTCCTTCGTATGCAGTTTTTCGATCCCCCAACTCATATTCGGCGATAGCATCAAGTCGGTAACTATGTCGTTCTTCATAAGTATATTTTCGATATAGTTCTAAACTGTCAAGATGCACTCGACCGACAAAGTCGTATGTAGTTGCTGATCTTCCAAACTTTTCATATTCACGTTTCTTCGGTAGCTGATTAAACAAGCAAAATCTGCGAGTGTCTTCTTTTGACAGCACTTTCGTTACTCGATTGACAGTATACGGAATATCGAACCCTTCGCTATTCCAACCGCTTAATACATCTGCATCTTGAATAAGATCTAAAAATGTATCGAGTAAGTCGGCTTCATTGTCAAATAAAATAGTATTTGGAAAATCTTTAACCTGCTCTTTAGCAGCTTCCATTGATAGCGTTTTTGGAGGAATAGCAAGACAAATCAATGTATCTAGCCATTGTAGGTGGACAGCAATAGCAGTGATCGGCATGAATGCATCGTCAGGAGATGCATACCCTCTTTCAGGATCAAAATCCACCTCGATGTCGAAAAATGCGACATTAAGTTTCGGAGCGTCTTGTCCTAAATAATTTTCGGATAGACACACAAAGATTGGATTAATATCTGCTTCGAATACTGTTTTTCCACTGGCAATTGCAAGTTCTTTTCGAAAATCTTTTGTGTTTTTACAAGTAACTTTAGATACAGCATCTCCGTAGATACTTTGATATTTGCCTTTAGGATCGATATAATAAAAGGTATGTTTTACTGGAATATCTCTAAATTCTCTAATACCTTTTTTATTTCTTTCAACAAGTCTGATAATGTCGTTGTCACGATCAAACCACGCATCGACATAACTCATTAATGATCCTCCCAGAAATCTTTCGGAAGGTCAGTTCGAACCTTTGCATTATCTTCTTTAAGTTCTTCTTTGGCTCGGCAATATGTAATACACATGCCTGGATTTGGACAGTCATCGCATGGGACGACTTCTTCGTCAGATGGGTTTTTCATATTTTTCTCCTTTTGCAATTTTCGGCTTGCAACTACCCGTTGTGCGGATTATGGCCCTGCTTACCTTTCCCTTTTTGTATAATTAAATACGCTTTGTAACGTCGAGAATCGATTCGATTTCTTCCCAATCGTTATTATGATCCTGCCAATTGCCCTTATGTGCAATTTTAATTGCTTTGTTAATAACACTGGCCTTGATATTTAGTTCTTCGGCAACTGCCTTTACAGTATCTTTGAGGCCTTCGTTTAAATCTTCAATTTCTCGAAGAACAGTGGATCCTTCGTTAATAAGCCGTTCAAGTTTAGCTTTTTCTTCGGGACCGTATACTCTATTTGTCATAGTATCTCCTTTTCATTAAATTATTATAATATATTATATAGTAGTATCAATCAAGTATTATTGATAGTATTGAGAGAATAATGGCGAGTATTAACTCGCCATTAACTAATTATTTTTTTGGTACGCAATGCGGGACTTTGCGTCCGCCTTTCATTCTCGACCCAAGTTTTCTAAACCCTTTCCAACATGGATCGTGAGACCCTTCGGTTGCTGGTTCTGGTAATAGTTTTTGGTTTCCAACAATTTGATCATATTGATCCATAGATAATGTTTGACCGTTTTTACTTAAATTGATAAGCATGTCGGTAACATTATGTAGATCCATATCAGTTTTAGCATCTTCTTTTGCATATTCTAAAACACGTAACAACAGAGGTATATCCATAGTTACTTTATCTTCTGGGTTTATAGATTCGTTGATGCTAGAACGTCCATATTTTTTCTGCCATTCAATTTCATCTAACGTGCCTTGTAACTCGTCAATTTTGTATTCGATATCACGTGCTGCTTCTCCGAACACATCATCTAACTCGTATATAGATGATTCTAAATTTCTAATAGCCTCAAAAACATAACTTTCGGCTGATTCTAATTGACTTTCTACATTAACAGATTTTGCTAGTTCTCGAATTCGTGTAATAATACCGCTCGGGATGTCGTCATACTTGATTTCTCGAGTAATCTCTTTTGCTTTTGAATGGGCATATTTAAGATTTTCAAGTGTTTTGCTTAATTGTGCGATCTCTTTTTGAGTGTTTTGCTGCATAACACGATCATTTTGAGGATTGCTAGCCGATTCTTTTACTAGAACTCGGTTTGCAATCTTTCTCGAGTACATTGCAATACGGAGTTGTTCTAACTCTTTTTGTGATTGAATGTCGTCCTCTGCTTCTGCAATATACTTTTTAAGTAAAGATGACCGAGCTTCTTTCACATCGCTATTTTTTTGATAATGATTCATAGCCATTTGTACAGGAAGGCTAATCTTATGCGGATTAGCCCCTTCTGTTAAAACTTCCAATGAACGCTTGATATCAGTAGCGCCTTCTACAGGATTAGACGATGCATTGTCCATAGCCTGTAGAATTTTCTTCATATCCATATTATTATCCATTTAGTCTTGTTAAGACTTCTTTCAAACGTGATAGATCGACAGATTCTTTTACAGATTCTTTTTCTTTTGCTGCCTTAATTGCTTTATCTTTTGAACCTAAATATTCAGCACGTTTAGATTCTTTCTTTCCGTCACCGTCATAATCCTTGTCAGATTTTTCTTCAGTTTCGGCAATGCTTTCTCTCTTAATATTCTTCCACATTGCAGCCGCTGCAACAGCCTTGGGATCTTTCGCACCACTTTTCTTTGCAGCCTTTTCGACTTTAGCAAACCCTTTACCTGGTTTCCCAATATCTCCACCTGCCTTTGCTTTCTTTACAACAGAAGATTTTTCTTTCTTAGAAAGCCCGGCGCTTGGTTTTTCGTCTTCTTTAAGACTTGCACTAACACCTTTTAAACGTTTTGAAACTTTATCCTTATCGTCAGCTTTTGCAGCCTTTTGCATATCTTTACCTGCTGCATCGCGGTATGCTTTCTTTTTTTCTTCAGAAGTTTCATTTAATCCGTCGTCTTCTTTCTTATGCATCTTATCGATAGCTTTACGATAATTATCAAGATCTTTGAAACTTGTTGGCTTTTTGTCCTTGAACATTTGATCGCCTTTTTTATCGGCATAGCTTTTTAAAGTAGCATGACTTAATTCGTCTAACTTTTCTTCTTCCTTA